CATTGTTTTAAATTGAGATGCATCTAAATAAGAAACGGAAGGATTGTATTCTTTATTTAAAATGAGAGAAATTATCTCTCCATAATTTGTTTTTAAAATAGAATCATTGTGAGTATTTTCATCAAAATATATTTGTAATGCTGCCGCAACAGACATGACATATTTGACAAATCCTTGTTTGACTGTTCTTCATTATTCATTTAATACATATTTATATAATTATTTTGCTCTACTTTTTCTTAAATATTTTGCTCTACTTTTTCCAAAAGTAGAAGTTTAAAAGTAAATTGGGATTTTGTCAATATCTACAACATCACTTGGCAAATCATTATTATTATTAAATTTAGAATAAATATCAAACTCGGGTCTCTCTAATTGTGCTTGAGGAGTATGTTTATGAACACATCTAGAGATCATTTTATATAATTTAAAATCTGGATAACGGTCTGTGCCATTATTTTTATATAACATATTTAACCCATTATCATCTGAACACCATTCTAATATTAAACGTTTAAGAGGTTCTTTGCATTTATTAATATCTTTCATTTCATCAAAATCTTCAATAATATAATCAAATAAAGAACACGCCAATCTACATAAATCAAAACTATAATTTGGTTCCAATCTGGGTTTTTTATGATTTAAATAAGGTTCAGTATTATATTGAGTGGATGCATCTCCTCCAATTTGAAAACTATCACTACAAAATAATTGGCCATTAAATTTATAAATACTTCTTCCAAAATCAATAATTTTATATATACGCCCAAATGTTGGGACTTTGTAATACTTATTTTTGTAACAATAATAAATAAATTTTTTATCTGTCAAATTATACATTACATTATTCGTATGTAAATCATTATGTGTAAACCCAAATGCTTTTTGATACGCAATTAGCATCATTATTATTTGCATAAATGCTGAAAACCATTCATCGTTTGTTAAATCTTCGGTTAAAATTAAATCGTCAAACGTAGATTCACAAAATTCCATACCAATAACTTGAACTGGGAATTTGGGAATTGTAACCATTATTTTTTCATCTTCGCTATCGTCTTCTGCATCTTCTTTTTCCTCTTCCATTTCCTCTTTGTTTTCATCATTGTTTTCATCTTCTTCCTCTTCATCATCAATAATGGTATCTTCATCTTCATCTTCATTATTATCATTATCATAACTATTTGTATGAGATGTTCTTGACGAACATGAAGAGGATGAGTTTAATGTTGTATTTGTATCTTTGGAATTAATTATAATTAAATTTTCTTCAAGCAATTCATTATTAAAACAAATATTATCTTTTTCTTCAAAAATGTTTTCAAACATATCATTATCCATTGAATTAATGGTTACTTGTGATTTAATACTTGTATTATCTATTTTAATTGGCTTAAGTTTTGATTCATTAAATAAATGACCATATTCATCAATTTTAAATAAAACATTTTTATTTTTATTGAAATAATCAGAGTTAGTCAAGTAATCTAAATCATCATATACATTAATTAAATAATTTTCTTTGATACCTAAAAAGGTATCATAATAATCAACACCGTGTAAAAACTTGTGTTCGTGTAATAATTTACTCGTTAAAAATAAAAAAAAACCATCCACATATGCAGAATTATTCTGGTCTAAATATTTTTCGTGACATTCTAAAGCAGTTGAATTTAAGTTTGGCAATGTTAATAATCTTTTATCCGCCAAATTATATTTACCTATTAAATACTTATATGGGTCTAATAATGGAGCAATCTTAAAAAAAATAGGTTTTTCTTTAGTTTTGTTATTTGTGTTTTTAATTTTGCAATCATATAAATTCACAATTTCTTCTTCATGTTTAAACTTTTTTACACTAGATATATGCCAATGGTGATTTAAACTAATTGTATTATAATTTGTATCACTCAAGGCAAAAAATTTATTGTAAATAGGAATATAATTTTGGGCTTTTGAGAGAAAAAGAGAGTTTTTGTCTTCTAAACTGTTTAAAAAATCAGTATTCTTGCGCTTTTGATAATTGATTTGAATCATACTTTAGGTAATTAATATATAAATTATATCTACTTTTAACTTATAATTTGCTTAAATATACTTTTAAATAAGTATCTCAGAATTTTTAGAAAAATGAATATTTGTTTTCAATATTTGTTATTTATATTTTTTATTTATTTTAAATAAAAAAATGATTACAATTTACACAAAATTAGAGTAAATAAATTATGACCATTTGTGTGAATGAAAACTGTGTTAAACATGCAACTTTTAATATTTTGGGAACAAAAGCAAAATATTGTGCATCTCATAAAGATGTAGATATGGTAGATGTGTCAAATAAAAAATGCCAATGCAATGCTTCACAGCCTAGATGGAATTTTGCTAATTTGAAACCAAAATATTGTAGTTCTTGTAAAACGGATGGTATGATTGAAATTAATCGCCATAAATGTGTTTGTGGAAGTGTTAGACCAACCTTTAATTTTGAAGGATTAAAAGCTAAATATTGCAATAATTGTAAAGAAGAAAATATGATAAATGTTGTTGATGAAAGATGCTTTTGTAAAAAATTAACTAGTCCAAATTTTAATTACATAGGTTTAAGACCTAAATATTGTTTAGGGTGCAAATTAGATAATATGGTTGATACACGAAATCCTAAATGTGCTTGTGGCAACAGAACTAATTTTAATTTGGCGGGATTACTTCCTAAATTTTGTAGTAATTGTAAAGATGCTGACATGATTGATGTAACTCATAAAAGATGTTTTTGTGGAAAATCACAACCAAGTTTTAATTATGAAGGTATTAAAATCGCAAAATATTGCACTGAATGCAAATTGCCTGGTATGGTAAGTAAAAATTTAGTATGTTATTGTAAAAAAGTTCAACCTACATATAATTATGAAGGATTGACACCTAAATATTGTTTTAATTGTAAGCTTGAAGGAATGATTGATGTTAAACACGCTAGATGTAAAACTAATTTATGTGATACAAGACCTCAAGAAAAATTTGAAGGATATTGTCTAAGATGTTTTATTTATACTTATCCAGATAAACCAGTATCTAAAAATTATAAAACAAAAGAATTTTCAGTGGTTGAATATATTAAAACAACATTTCCATCTTTTACTTGGATTGATGACAAACAAATTAAGGAGGGATGTTCTTTAAAACGCCCAGATTTATTACTTGATTTAGGGTATCAAATTATTATTATTGAAATAGATGAAAATCAGCATGCAAAATACGATTGTTCATGTGAAAATAAAAGATTAATGGAATTGTCACAAGATTTAGGACACAGACCCATCATATTTATTAGGTTTAACCCAGATGATTATATTGATGAAAATAATAAAAAAATCAGGTCTTGTTGGAGTATCACTAAGAAAACGGGAATAATTAAAATAGAACATAAAAAAGAATGGTCCAATCGTTTAGAATGTTTAAAAGAACATGTTATTTATTGGACACAACCAGAAAATAAAACAAATAAAACAGTTGAAATAATTCAGCTATTTTATAATCAAAATGTTATTTAAATTAGTTTTAGTGAAGTGTAAAAAATAAAATAAATTTGCGTATTGCGTATTTTTTTTTATATTTTAAAAGAAAATATAATTATATGACACTCGAATTAAAAAAGTTTGATATGAAAAGTATCAGTTTCAAACCTAATGAAAATAAAGGTCCTGTCGTTGTGCTATTAGGCAAGAGAGATACTGGTAAAAGTTTCCTTATAAGAGATTTATTATATTATCAGCAAGAAATTCCGATAGGTACAGTAATATCTGGGACAGAAGAAGGAAATGGGTTTTATACAAATATAGTGCCAAAATTATTCATCCACAATGAATACAATACAGCGATTATAGAAAACATATTAAAGCGTCAGCGAACCGTTTTGAAGCAAATTAAAAAAGAGATGGAGACATATAAACGAAGCACCATTGACGCGCGTGCATTTGTTATTTTGGATGATTGCTTGTATGACGCCACTTGGACTCGCGATAAAATGATGCGACTTTTATTTATGAATGGGCGTCATTGGAAGGTCATGTTAATCATCACGATGCAATATCCTTTAGGAATTCCGCCTGCATTACGCACTAATATTGACTATGTTTTTATTTTAAGAGAGAATTATATAGCAAATCGAAAAAGGATATATGAAAATTATGCGGGAATGTTTCCGACATTTGAGAGCTTTTGTCAGGTAATGGACCAATGCACAGAGCATTATGAGTGTTTAGTTATACATAACAACTCAAAATCGAACAAATTGCACGACCAAGTATTCTGGTATAAAGCTGATAATCACAGCGATTTTAAATTGGGGTCAAAAGAATTCTGGGAAATGTCTAAAAGTCTGAAAGATGACGACGACGAAGAACAATATGACCCTAACAATGCGAAAAAACGCGGCGCAGGACCAAGAATTAGTGTTAAAAAATCCAACAAGTGGTAAAAACTTGCTCCTAAAAGCAACAACCGCTTTTAATAAAACCGTTTATATTAATAAAAGCACAAATATACTTAAAGACTATTCAATTATATATGTATAACCAGATGCAAGAACTAAATGTCGTTGAACTTATTGAAAATAACCCCATTGTTAAGCTTTCAAATACATATAATAGTAAATTATTACAAAAAATGAAAGAACAGTTTTCTAATTTTGAACAACAATTGTTTATAAGTAGCTTTTACTGCTATCTCAATTGCGATAAAAATATTGACTTTGTTATTGATTTAGATAATATTTGGAAATGGTTAGGATTTTGTCAAAAAGTAAAGGCTGTATTATTGCTAGAAAAACATTTTAAATTAGATATTGATTACATAAACAGCACAACTTTGCCTTTAGGGAAAGCGGTTTTTAAACATGAAGAAAACATTAAACAAAACGGAGGTCAAAATATTAAAAAGATTTTTTTAACTATTAAATGTTTCAAATCATTGTGCTTAAAGGCGCAAACAAAAAAAGCATCAGAAATTCACGAATATTACATGAAAATGGAAGAAATTTTATATGAAACAGTTGAAGAAGAAACAAACGAATTAAGACTTCAATTGGAACAAAAAGATACCATTATTTTAGATAATGTTAAATACGCAAATAAAGACAAACAAAAAGCAATTGAACAAACGATTATTATACAATTCCCAGTTAATACCGAATGTATTTATTTTGGAACAATTGATAATACAAATGAAGAAGAAGAGAAATTAATTAAATTTGGACATACAAATGACTTATCAACAAGAACACAAGACCATCATAAAAATTATACAAATTTTATTTTAGTTGCCGCCTTTAGAGTTCAAAATAAAGTAGAAATAGAAAATCTCATTAAAACATACCCAAAAATTAAACGGCAAATTCGCAGTATTGAAGTAAATGGTAAGAACAAAACAGAAATTATTGCCTATGATTCAACTAATTTCACCATTGATAAATTATCCAAATACATTAAAGATATTATTCATTCAAAAACATATAGCATAGACAATTACAATAAATTAATTAAATCAAATGAAGAATTGGAAAATGAAAATAGAACATTAAAAGAAATTAATAATAATCAAGAAAATATTATTGCACAA